TAGTATTTTTAGAAATATCCATTATCTTGGCTATTTCTGTATAGCTTAGCCCTCCATCTCTTAATTCTATAATTCTTGCCTTTTCATCTTGGTTCATAGTTTCTGCTCCCTTCAAAGTATCTAAGGGAGTTTTAAAGATGATTTTCCGGATAAAAATCAAAATATTTTCTCCCTGCATATCACAGGCAAAGAAAAATAGCTAATTTTTAACCTCAAATAAAAAAAGCCTGAAGATCATTCCATTTAAGGAACAACCTTCAGGCAATTTTTCGTTAATTAGTTATAAGATTTCATTTACTCTTTTTTGTACAGCATTATAATTATATCCTGCTGCTTTAAGTCGGTTTACTCTGTCTTGTCCATTACCCCAATCACCTCGAATGACTTCTCTTGCGATAGTATCAATAGACTTTGTTTTTGATGAGCCACTTAGGATTTCATTCACTCTGTTTTGCACAGCATCATAATCATATCCTGCTGCTCTAAGTCGGTTTGCTCTGTCACTTCCATTTCCCCAATTTCCTGATAGAACTTCGTGTGCTAAGGTATCTACACTCTTTGATTGAGTAACCTTATTTGGATATACTTCATTTCCACTTGCATCAAACACCTTATATCCCGCATTGGCATTGGCACACTTCTTTGCATTATCGAAATCTCTAAAGGCTCCTTTTTGACTCTTTACATCAGACCATGATTTTCTAACCCTATAAAAAGAAGAAGTGCTCGTTCCACCAGAAGATGAACTGTTTCCTGAAAGCCTTTTATTTACCTCACTTGCAATATACGAAAATTTACTGCCTAGATATGGCCCTGGACAATTTGTATTGGCATACCACTCATGCTTTTGAAGCACTCCATCTTTTCCACCCGTATAGGTACAGTTTCTAATACCATTTCTTCTACAAATATCTGTAACTAAATCAATCAGTGTAGCAAGAGTCCTATCACTTACTGGCCAATTTCCGCCATTTGCTGAATTTGCCACCTCGATTGTAACTGCTCTATTATCACACCATGAACTTGATGTGCACCAAGAACGATTAGCCTCATCAACACATAAGACAATCTTATTATCATTTCCTATACCATAGTTACAAGATGCCTGCCTTGATGTCGGTCTAAAAATCTGACCGATTGTAGCTGCACTAATAGCACCTGCTGTATGGTGAATTGCGATTTTTGTAATCGGCTGATTTCTATGCCCACTATGATTTGGACTAAGCATTGTCATATTTACTAAACTACTATTACTCATGGTCTTTTTCTCCTCTTTCCTTGTCATGTAACTGTTCTAAAACTGCTTTTAATTTGTCAGGTACTGGAAGTCCGAGATGTGCAGCATTTTCAATAAGGGAAAGTCCTTCGTTTGATAGATAAAAGAAAACAACTGCTGTTCTTAGCACACTTCCCGACTTGATAATCTGAACATCAATAATGTTTGCTATTCCTACGAGCATAAAAATAAGCACCTTTCTACAGATGCCCTTAAACCCGACAGAACTAGATAACTTCTTATCAGTTATCGCACACATCACTCCCGTGATGTAATCAATGACCACAAATAAAAGAAGTGCGAGTATTAGTCCATCGCACCCTCCTAGAAAATATCCTAGCCATCCTCCAACTCCAGCAAATGTAAGCTGAATCATACTCCAAAATTCTTTCATATTAATTTCCTCCTAACCACATTGTCATATCCATAGATGCAAATAAATCAACTATAATCGGTAATTCATAAGTCGGTGCCAATGTTGTATAAATCACTAGCTCATTTGTAATACCTAGTGGATATTTTTGAATACCTAATAATTTCTTTGGCTCAAGCCTTAAGGTATCTATACGAACAAATATAGATACCTTATCAAACTCGACATTTTGCATTTTTTCTTTTAATTTATTAAACTTAAATACGCCCTCTGATTTATCCCATTCGTTCGGCTTTATATTTAACTGTATATGAAATGCCGACTTTTCTGATTCTATATACTGCACGATAAGGTCATACATCTTTGATACATACTCTTTATTCACAACAACCTTACTTTCCGTTGTTCTTTCAAACTCCGGTGTTTCTACGGTAGGTCTTCCTTTGAATACCGGACTATCAAGTAGTGCAAATTTAGACTTTATCTTTTCATAAAACCTATCCAGCCCTTCCTTACTTAAAAACTTTTTAGCCATACAGAACACCTACACAAAAAGAGCATCAATCTCTTCATTTGTAATACTACTAATATCCACCGCTTTAAGATAACCGCTAAGATCTACTAATGTTGTACCAATCTTTTCAAACTTATCATTCAGCCAGATAAATTCATCATAGGCATCATTATCGCCTTTAGTATTTGAAACAAGATAAATAGTTGCCTTTTCACCACTAGCTGGAAGTTCTTCTACCACAGAAAACTCAATAGATTTTACATTACCAATAAGACCTTTGACTTCTTCAGTAAGCTCTGCTTTTTTTACAAAGTCTGCATAGTCCTCGAGTTCTGCTACTTTCTTAGGAATAGCCGCTACTTTAGCATAAGCCTCGATACCTTCCAACCCATCAATTCTATGTGGAATTTCTGATTTCTTAGCATAATCACCTGCATCTTCTAGGCGCTCTACCTTAGTTGGAACACTTGATTTAAGTGCATAGTTTTCAGCATCTAAAAGGTCTGTTACATTCTTTGGAATAACCGTCTTTACTTCATCAAGTTCTGTCTTTTTTGCAAATGTATCCTTTAGTTTCTTCCATACATATAAAAGTCCGTTGTTGTCTAAATATTTTGTTGCCATTTTTCTTCCTCCTATTATTTAAGTAATTCTTCAAGTTCAATATTTGTAATTGAATTAAGTCCTAGTTCTTCAAGACTTCTGTTTCCAATCAGCTTTACTTCATTTATCTTTGGCTGATTGACTAAGCTATTGTAGTCAGATGAACCAGAGTCTGTGACCCTGATAATCGTTTCAAATGATGTATCCATCGGTGCATCTCTTTTAAAGCTTGCATTAATTTCTGCCATTAAATCTCACCATCCTTTAAAATTTCATATGTGCTAGTTCGTATTAAAGATGATGCTATTGCACTTCCATCAGAAAACTTTGCTCTTATTTGGATTGTCACAATTCCCTCCATAAAAAGTAGCGTGTCTTTCTGAGATAGATAAACAGATACAATATTATTTTGTATTTTCACTTCATCAATACTCTTTTCTAATATGACCTTGCCATTTTGTTTGTAGGTAATAAAAAGGACAGATGCATTTGTCAAATCCACATCTGTCCGAAATATATTGATTGGTGTTGTTCCTCGGTGCATTGGTCACCCTCCTATGCTTTTTCCTCATCTTTTGCTTTTAGTTTTAGAATTTCATCATTAAGCTCTTTTTCTCTATCTTCATAGTATTTATCTAGGTTTTCTCTAAACGCATCAACTTCAAGTGAGTTTTCACTTATCACAGCTGACCTTACATCAGCGAGTATTCCAGCAAGTATTCCTTCTACCATATAGGTTGGAATAGGTATTCTTTGCTGCATAGCTGCTATATGTGAGTTTAACTCTCCTCTAAATTTTTGATAGGCAAGAGCGTAATTAATAGTTGGTTTCTCCATGTCCTTCCTCCCTGTCTTTTAGTATTAAATCCAGCTTCCTGTTGATTTCTTCAAGAAGAAGTATATTTTTATCTTCTTTTGCTTTCTGTTTTTTTACTACATCTTTTTTCAGTGTTCCTTCATTAATAAGGACATCATTTGTATTAATAATCAGTTCTGGCATCTTTACCTCCTATTCATAATAATTCAAATCCATTAGAATCCCGTCTTTAAATACCATGCGTCCATTTGGCCCCCAGCTTGCTACTGTCCCATTTGAGTTCATACTAAGTATCTGTACAAAATTAATTGTTGCATTAACTCCAAAGCCATCTCTCCACTGTGGATCTACGATTTTAAACCCATGAGCATAAAAATTACAGCCAAGGTGAATGCCATAATCACTATAGATACTTCCTGAACGTGAGAAACACAGCATAGTAGTGTAGCTTCCTGAATTTGTGTATTCTTGTTGGGAAAAAGCCATATATTTACCTTCACTGTCAAGATCAAAAACTAGACCTTTATGTGAACTGTTTGCACTCCATACATTTGTACCAATTTTACCTATATACTTCCCATCACGATAAAAATGGTTGCCATTTTCGTCAAAGGCAGCTCTCTTATGACTAGAGTCAATCATACCGTTGTATAAGCCAATTTCTCCTGCTGTTATCTGAACATAACTGCTTGCACTATTAAACCCAAGTAAGAAACTGTTATAATTTTGTCTCATAAATGTTCCAAACTCACCTTTTTTAACCATCGATGAAATAGAGCCTTCTACCACAGATATTTTTGAAATCGCAGTTTCTGCCTTTTCTTTAGCTGCCTGTATGTCCTTGTCCTTTACTCTCACCCATTCAAATGATATAGAAGAACTTACACTCTCAGATGACGAATATTTCCATAGCATTCTCGTACCATCTTTGTATGGTGAGTGTTCTGATTCAGGATAATTACTACCGGAAAGGTTGATTATCTCTCCTGCATCAGTTGGTAAGCTAGAAATACCTCCTACAAGTTCCTTATAAGTATCTACTTTTTTAATGTAGTCAATCTTAAATCCATAATAGTCATGCCCCGAACCGTCACACCTCCAGTAGAGCCAAAACTTATCAGATGGAATGAAAACTATTTGATCTGCTATGCTTGTCCCACCACATCTTGGGAGTACATAAATCTTACCGTCAAATTCATAGAAGATTTCTACCCAGTCATAATGCTCACTTTCTGTTCTTGAGCTTGCATTAAATTTAAGTTCAAGTCCCTGCTTTTTCATATTATATCTATAAGCATATCCCGTAGTTGTATCATAGAAAAAATCTCCTACATGGCTTTTTCTAACTACATCTGAATTCCAGCTATTTGATGGAGCTCTTGAATTATTTGGTTCATACGTTCCATAGTAGTTTCCATTTTTCTGCTCTAATCTTTGATTTACAGTTTCTACACTCGCTTCAATTTTTCTATCTGTAGCTGACAGTCTAGTATTAACCTCATTTATGGTGTAGTAGCTTTTAAGTTTCCTATCTGTATCAGATATTGCCTCCGTCTTTGAATCAAAGATTTGTTTTTCTACCTGTGATGTATATGAAACAGATAGTTTTTCAGCATCAATAGAATGGCTCAGGATTCTATTACCGTAAATCATCCCATCAAGTGTCATACCAACAGCATATGGACCTTTATATCCGTTATGACTTCCTCCGATACCATTCATATTAACTTGAAGTACCTTAGTAGCAGTATTTTTATCTGGTGTATCCATATATAAATCTCTTAACCATCTGCCAGAGGAATCATATTCTGTTAGTTTATATCCACCTTCAGATATATTCATCTGAGCCTTTAGATTATCTATGGCACTCTTCACTCTTTCATTGTCAATCTTTCTTGTAACAAGGTTTTCTTCTTTTAGCTGCTTTACAGCATCTGCTGAACTTTGGATATAACCTTTAGCTTGATTACTTCCAAGAACCACCTTTATTTCTCCAGGCTTTTGAAGTGGAATAGTCTGTTTCATTACTGGAAATACTCGATCCATTCCAAAAGGATAAGCTATGCACCTTACTCTATCACCACATTCAATGGTTTCTGTAGGTATTCCAAACTCCGATAAGTCAACTGCAGATAAATTTAGTTCTACCATCTCAAACTGATTATCCTTAAGCCACGCTGCTCCTTTTCTTAAAAGATTTGCAGGAACTGTTACATCATCCCATCTGATTACCCTGCATACCCAGCCAAATTCATCCTTTGCCTCTTTTGAAACAAGATAGTTTTTCCCGTCGTTTACAGATTGAATATCCGTATACTTTTTAAGAATATCATTTTCTTCTCCATCTATTTCTTTGCCAAGAGGTATAATGGCTGTAGTAATATCCTCAGCAGATAAGTCTTCCGTATAATCAAGAAGATTCACCCCAAATTCAATAGACTGCTCTGTTGCTTTTCCCATTTCTTCAAGTCTTAGGTAATCAAGATATAGAAGCTCTTCTTCCCTTCTAAACTTCAAATATCCACCCAGTTTATCTACAATTTTTGTCATGATAACTTCCATTGTGGTTTCATAATTGGTGAATCTATATAGAGAGTTATTTGGATCGGTTACAGTTACTCTTCCAAGCATTATCTTTTTCTTGTCATCTACCTGTTCATTATGGTTTTTAAGAAATTTAGAAAGTAACTGATAGGGCGTTTGGTCATGATATTCCATCTGAG